CCCCCAATCGTGGCCCATGTTGTTCGTTGCTAAGTACGCCACCACACGTCCGCACCACAACGGCTGAGTTTTCGGTAAATGACTGGTATTACCCCGCAAAATGTCTTGACGGAAATGACTGAAATAACTATTCAGGATCTATGGAGACTGGCATGGATACGCGATCAGCGACAATCAAAGCTTTGGACCGCATCCAAGAGCGGTACGGGATCGATACGGATTCAGGCATTGCTGACGTTCTGCAGACGTCACGTCAGGCCGTTTTTTACTGGCGCAAAGTAGGACGCGTTGGATCGCAGCGCGTGCTTTTGGTTGAAGAGCACTCGGGCGTTTCGCGTCACCAACTAAGGCCCGATGTCTATGGGCCGCCTCCCGCGGAAAATCTGCCAAAGAGTAGCGCTTTCGCAGCGGCGTAGTTGACTATTTTCGAAGCCCGATCATTCGGGCGCGTTGTATCGCGTAACACGGCGCTGGCTGCGCGGGCAGTTTTGGGGGAGCGTAATGCTAGCGCGCCGCGCCGTGTAATCTTTCAGAGCGGGGGGAATATGAGACAGAATCCGCTGCTTACAGTGCAGCTATCCAGGTCTGCTGAGACTAGCCACACAAGCTCAGCTGACGAGCGCCTGATGGTGCTTTCCTCCCACTGGGGCCGGTCAGCAATGATCGGCCCTTCTTTGAGGGCAATCTGATGTCTTTTTGGACCGATGAAAGAACCGAGTTCTTGCGCAAGCATTGGGGCAAAGGCGTGTCAGCGTCCCAAATAGCTAATCGGCTAGGCGGAGGGTGCACAAAAAGCGCAGTCATAGGCAAGGCGAATAGACTTGGCTTGAAAAGCTTGACGGGGCGTGAATTCAAACCAGGAGCCGGCCGCTCAGGTCACAGGAAGCCGCATCGAAAACCAGTCGAACGCAGGCAGCCGATTACTCCAAGGTTTGTTTTTGAACCTTTGCCGCATACTCGTGAGTCTCACGTACCTTTCGATCAGCGAGTCAACAGCATAATCGACATAGCTGATGATCAATGCCGCTACATTTTCGGCGATAGCAACGACGCGCATTTTTGTGACCGCAAGCAATTGCTTGGTCTGCCTTATTGTGCCGAGCATCAAGCGCTTTGCACGGTGCAAATTGAGCCAAGGCGGAAGCGGACGCGCTCATACGCATATCATTCCAATAAACTGCGGAGGCGCGTCTATGCCTAATTTGATTAAATGGTTTTCGGCGAGCCCTGTAGCCGGAAAAGTCATCGCTGCCCCACAAGAGCCGATGCCCCGGCGGGTCGGCGATGACTTTGAATTTCCAGATGTGAAAATCAAAAAGGGTTTAGCTGACCCGCATGACTTTGCTGCCTGGCTTGTCGATGAAGGAGTCCAGACCGTTGAATCGTGTCCAGACCTTCACGAGCTATGGACATCGTATTCGATGATACACGGCTACCAGTACGCTTCTAAGCTTAAAGTGACCTACCTGGTTTCGCGCTGTTGTTTCATTGAGAAATGGCGCGATCGGAGCGCCAACAACGCCACTAAATATCGTGTTCACCAATCTATCGAGCAGTCAAAAGCTGCATAAGTAAAAGCGCTGCCCAACCGCGTCAGGCAGCGCTTGTGGAGTTAGTGAGTCACCTTTCAACGCGGGGCCGGACGGCCTCCGGCTGATCCCGCAAACCAATAGGGAAACCAAATGGCGAAAGATCACACAATACGGAACTACATAGGCGAGATCGCTGAATCCGTCAATCCCCGGCAAGATGCTGGGCCGTGGATGCACTTAAAAGATGCATCACGATCAGTGCTCAAGAGAGCCATTTTGCGGGGGTATTGCCACGGCGCTTTAAGCTTTGAGCAGACGCAAAGCCTCATTGATAAACTTGATTTGAATGAGGCTTGAGATGATCGATCAAGAAACAAAATCTGCCGTGGATATTGCTGCCGACCGCTCCATCAAAGCCGGGCGCCTTTTGCTGGTTGAAAGGGCGCTCGCCAATGCCGTTTATGACGATCGCCTTGATAGGGCAGATCTCCGCATTCTCGCGTGCATTTGCATGCTCATGCGAGATGACCACAAGGCGTTGTTTTCACGCGCCGCAATTGTCATGTATTTGGGCTTGGCGCCCAAGACGGTTTCCAACCGACTCAGCAGATTGCGAGTGCTTGGCTACATCGTTTGCGAACCGATACCCGGCACGCAAAAACAGATCTTAGCTTTCGGCGATTCGGCTGTCCGATTGGGTGAAATCGAGGCCGCGATAACGGCCCACATCAGCAAAATTAGAGGCAATAACGTTCCTCCTATACAGGGAAGTCAGGACAATAATGTTCCCCCTATACAGGGAACTGGACAGGAAAACGTTCCCTCTATACGGGGAACAAACGTTCCCCCCATACAGGGAACTTCCCCGCCGGAAGGGAACATTAATCAAGAACGTTCCCCCCATACAGGGAAGTTCCCTGCGGAGGGGGAACAAACGTTCCCTCTATACGGGGAAGATCAAAAAAACGCACATATAGACTCTAAGACTCTAGATAAGAAGAAAGAGTCTAAGAAAGATTCTAGTCGCGCGCGCGGAACTCGACTTGAAGACGGCTGGAAGTTGCCGAAGTCGTGGGGTGAGTGGGCGTTAAACAATTTCCACGTCACGGCCGAAGAAGTTCGAAACGCTGCAGCGTCGTTTCGCGATCACTGCACTCGCAGTCTGGCGCGAAGGCGAAGAAGGTCGACTGGCATGCCACGTGGCGCAATTGGTGCCGAAATTCCATTCAGGGCTGGAAACGGCGGGCCAACGCCGAGTCGGATGCTGTTGACGCTTCACTTCTCGAAAAACAGAAAGATCCACGCAACGAAGACGGCTTGGTCGGTACGATGTGGGATCACGACGACTGATGAGAAACCACAACGAATTACTGGCCGAGAACAAGATCGTTCTGCAGGGCCAATGGAAGTTCGGAGGCGCACCGAATTATACGATCTGCCCGGAGTGTTCACCGCATCGCAAGCGGCACAATCAGCGTAAACCGTGCTTAGGCGTAAAGCTCGATGAGTTGGGCATAAAATGGGCTTGTCACCACTGCGGCTGGTATGGTCATGCGTTTCTGAAATCGGGGAAAGAATATGCAGAATCAAACGGTTGGAATAACCGAACACCACGCCGAGTGGCTAGAGAACAGGGGGATCGACGTCGAGCTGGCGGCGAAGCACGGCGTGACGTCGAAACGAAACGGAATAGCGATTCCGTACCTGCACAACGGACAGAAAACTCACGACAAAGTCTTGCTGGCTCCACGCAAAGACCAGAAAGCGTATTGCGAGCCGACAGGCGTGGATCAGTCGAACGTATGGAACATCGACAGCCTACAGGGGGAAGTCGATCCGAGGGCAGTGCTATACGTGACGGAAGGGGAGCTCGACGCACTCAGCGTTCTACAGGCGGGCGAGAGCTACGTGGTGAGCATGCCGTCAGGGGCCGCCAATACGATTGAGGGGTGCTTGTCGAAAGTTCGTCGCGTTTTCTGCGATGAGATCGAAGGTAAGTTCCATCTGCGCAAACGTTTCACGAAGTTCAAGCGCTTCTGCCTTTTGACCGATCGAGACGCGGATGGCGAAACGCTCCGCAAGGCACTCATCGAAGTTCTCGGCGAGAATTACTGCTTAGGTACGTTTTATCCAGATGGCTGCAAAGACGCCAACGATATCCTCAACCATTATGGTGTTGAGGTTTTGTCGGGATTACTCGGCCAGGCCGCACCAATTGGGGAAGCTTGCATCATACCGTTTTCGCTTGCCCTCAAGATGCCAAGTCCGAAGCAGCTCAACCTCGGAATGCCCATACTTGACGGGCGGGGAATGCGATTTTCTGAGCCGTTTTTTGTGACCATTGGAGGTCCGGCCAACTCAGGAAAGTCAACGATTGCACAATGCATGCTGCTCAACTTATTGGCCAGCAACAGGCATCTGAAGGCATCGATTTTCCATGGTGAAGATAAACCCCAACACCGGGGACCCGCTTGTCCAAGAGCAGAGAAACGCTTGGATGGACGATGTTTTGAGCTTCATGAAGCCATACGGAGACCAGCTTCCGGAATTCGAGTGGCTGCTTGAAACGATCGAAGTTCACGCGCTCAACTTTGGTCGCCGCGTATTTATGATCGACCCATGGAATGAAATCATTCACCGCCGGGACATGCGAGGAAACCTTACGGATCATATTGCGGAATGCATCGTTCGATTGAAGCGTCTGAGCGATCAGCTGGGCTTGATCATGATCGTCGTGCACCACATCAAAAAACCGTTCAACGCTAAAGATCCGCCAACCATGTACGATCTCGCGGACTCTGCGCATTGGGCCAACAAATCCGATCAAGTTGTCATCGCTTGGCGACCACCAAGCATCAAATCGAAAACTCTGTTCGAGCTAGCGAAGTCAAAAGATTTCGAACTGTTCGGATCTCCGTTCCGGTCATGGGTCAATCTCGACACCAAAAAGTTTGAACTGTACGAGGTCGACGCGCCGGAAGGTTACGAGAATATTTGAGGTAATCTCGCCATGAGCAACGAAACAAGCAAAGCTGAACTGACCATAGGGGTCGATGCCAGCAACTCCGTTCGAGTCGGCGTGTCTGATATTCGAATTTTATGCCTGGAAGATCTGCGCAAGGAAATTTGCCCAACGTCAAGTTTGGATGGGTTTAAGAAAGCGCTCACAAGCAAGAATGTCGATTTAATCGAGGCTCACTTCAACGGTGAGGCAGGGCCTGTCCGGGAGTTGGGAGCAAGGTTCGACTTGATTGTGTCTGTGCTGCGCGGAAGTCATGACAAGAAAATCCGGCCACACGCCGACAGCTTGTCCGCCGCCTATTTCTCGTTCCAAGAAGATCAGCGCCAGATGACCGAGTCACCGCTCGAATTCTACATGAATCAGCCCGTTGCTGATAAGCCTAAGCCGGAAGGCGAAGTTGTCGGAATCGATTTTGAGGCATCGAACATTCGTCGCGAGATGCACGAAGGCAAGCTGCACTATTCAATCATCGACTTCGTGGAGATGCTGGGCGTTAGCGACCTTCCAAAACGCTACTGGTCAGACCTCAAGAAGAAGCTTGAAACAGAAGAAGAATTCCAACCGTACGATAATATCGTACAGTTGAAGTTGACCGCTCCTGACGGAAAACAGCGCGAAACCGACTGCTGCTCACAAGAAACCTTGCTGCGGATTGTCCAGTCGATCAACTCCAACCATCCCAACGTTCAGGCGGCCAAGGCGTGGTTAGCAAAAGCGGGTGATGAAAAGATTGAAAGCGCGAAGGCGGTGCAGGTTGTGTCAAGCCGCCCAGCTTCAGTGGAGTCGGCTGTTGATCTTCTACGCGAGGCCATTGAAGCAGAAGCCGCGTCAAAATTCGAAGAGCAAATCGGCGGGCGCATTGAGGAAATGAGGCAGTTTATCGAACAGCCTTTTATTGATCGGCTGTCGGAAATTGAAAACGAAAGAAGTATTGAGCGCGCGGCTGCGGCCGGTCATCTCCGCTCGCTGCAAGGCAAAATGAATGCAGGGCTTAACAACATCATCTCAGCAGTACAAAGCGGTGACGCTGCGCTACTTGATCAGGAATTTGACGAAGATTGGGATTGCCGAGCTGAGTTAAAGCATTTCCGTCCAATCCCCCTGACCGATGTCATGCTTGGCCTTGGCTTTAAGACCAAGATCGACGGCGATGCATTTTTGAAAGCGACCTCGAAGGTCGCGGAACTGATGCCGCTGCCGGACGGCGTAAAGCCAAAAAGCCAGTCAGAGCATCGATTTCAAGCGCTGATTGATCGCAAGTTTTTAGAGTTTTACACCAAAAGCACCGAGGTGATGGTCCCGGCTAGAGGTCGCTCAATGCTCTTCAAACGAGCGGCGTATCAGGGTGGCTCATACGATCGCCGCCCGCAAGGCGAACGCGAAAGAATGATTAATATAGTATGCGGGCGAACATCCGGAGATATCATCGAGTGTCGACAAGCCTACCACGAATGCAGAGCTCCTATAGGGACCGGCTTCTCTGCTCCAATTAAACCATTGCTGCATTAGGGGGAACAAATGCACAAAATCGAACGGCAGGTCACAGATCCAATATGCCCCTCAATAAGCTTACCAACAGCCACGAGGTTTGAGGTAGTGACGTTTGAAGCGATCGGCGTTTACGTTGAGGGGCGTTGTCCTCATTGCAGCGCGCAAACGTCGGCCAATGGCAGTGACGGGGTCGGAGTTTGCGCACAGCATGGATTTGTAAATTTGCCAGAGGTGAAATCTTGATTGACCTGTTCTGGTCATGTCGAGAGGAACAAAGATGAAAACGTACATAGAAAAACAGCGACTAGCGACGCGGCAAGACGGACGGATTCGAGAATTGATTGTCGACCGTAAAGCGGGTGCACCGAAAGCGAGTGAAAGAGTGTACGTCGAAGGCTTCGGCGAATGCTTTGTCCATAGCTGTCAGCCCGCAGGTCGAGACGGATTTAAGTTAACCGTTAGGAAAGCGGCATGAACTTTGACGAAGCAATCCACAAAGCTATCTACTCGGTGAGAGAAGAAGCGGACAAAAATCTAGCTCTCGCCGAATTATTGGACGAAGAGTTGCGGGCATCAGACAATAATCTTTCTCAACGTTTAGTAGAGCTTGTGTTTGAGCATCAAACACGGCGTAAAGATGCAATTACTCTATTGATTGGCTTCGCTGAAACAAATCACTTGCACAACCATCATCAGCATCGGCCAGCGTTACAGCAAGAAATTTACGACACAGAAGCAGATCCGCTCAACATTTACGGCAGAAGCAATGACACAAAAGATTGAATATGATTTGAGCGCTACGGCTAAAGCGATCGTGGACGACACGGGTGCTTCACATGCGGTCATTTTCCAGTGGAGAGACAGCGGGGAAATGATCTCAGCCAGCTATGGCAAAAACAAGCTGCAAATCCAACAAGCGAGGCAATGGGCGGATAAGAGAGTCGGCGAAATTGTAGCGGGATTTATACGGGAACCAGCAAACGAAATATTGGTCAACCCTCGCAGCAAAGACACGAAAGATTCCAGCAGATAATGTCTCAGCGCAATTCCGAATATGCAAGAAAACCCAATGACCTTTATGAGACTCCGCGCTGGGTAACAGAAGTATTAATCGATCACCTTCCGCGAATTGCTGGTAAGGTTTGGGAGCCAGCTGCCGGCAATGGTGCGATGGCCAGAGTTCTTGCCGAGAATTTTGATGTGATCACTTCAGACGTTGAATGTCCGAGTCACTGGCCCGTCGAATTGCCATTTCTGACCGTTCACGATTTCTTTCACGAGCCAATCACTGCAGCCGAGGCAATCATCACAAATCCACCTTTTGCAAAGGGTATATGCTTGCCCTTTGTCGAAAGAGCCTTGCAGCTGACCGAGAAGCATCGAGGCGTAGTCGCAATGCTTCAGCGCGTCGATTGGGACTCGGCTAAAACACGAGCTCACCTTTTTGCAGATCATCCAGCATTTGCAAAAAAAGTTGTTCTTCGAAAGCGAATAACATGGTTCGTCGAAGCTGATGGCAAACCCAGATCTAGCCCAAGCGAGAACCATTGCTGGTTCATCTGGGACTGGCGGCACGCGGGGCCGCCCACGATCACCTATGCTCCATAATTAATCGCGTCGCATTTGTTTAAAGGAGAAGATTCGATGAACTTAACAGACATACCAGCAATCATTGAGCTATTCTTGCAGCGCAATATTCTTGGAGAGATCCGCCGGCAGTACGACCAAAATGGCGGGATATGCCTTGCCGTTCTGGACCAGGACGGCGATCCGGTTGGTTTTCTGCCAGTCATGGCCTCGGACCATCCAGAAATCGGAGCGATGCTTTCGAAAGCAGAATCCGACCTTCACGATCAACTGACGGCCGCAGGCGTTACTGTAGACGCGCCGCTTTACGAAGAACACGACGACGATCCTGCACTTGAACCAAACGGGCAAGCAGGAACAGCACCGAAAACCATTCAATGAACTAAGTTCTGAAGTCGCTGAGGGGGATTCATGTCGTCCGATAGGGAAGACTACCAGCAAGACATTGGCGCGGCTCTTGTCGAAGCTATAGAACGATCTTGGTCAGCGTCAAAAACAACCCTTAAACTCAGGGTGTGGGACGTCATGCGCGATGCGGGGTACGACTTGCCCCGTCTCGAAGAAGGAATTAGCAACGATATATCTGCCGAAAGGCGACGGAAAGGGCGGCAGCATCCCGGCCCTTACAATCGTCCGCCGAAACAACTGGAAAAAAAATTTGAATCCATAGCGAAATACAGTGTTGCGAAGCCGACTAAAAAAGGCGGCGCAGCAACGGTCAGGTACGAGCTTCAAGGCCCGATAGAGAAACATGGCGAGGATGATCTCACTCAGGCTGAATTAGAAGCTTGGGGGCGCTTGCTCGCTAACGGCGTTCGAGCTCATCACGGTCAAAGGCTGATTGCGGATCTGAACGCTAATGGCGGTGGAAGTGGTACTCATTCCGGTGGAGTATCAGATCGCTATCGAGCAGCATACACGTCTTATCAACTTTCGCTTTCGCGTCTGCCCCGAGAAATGTGGCCAATTATCGAAGAGCTGGTCAGAGGCGGCGGCGCATCTTTGACGATCGGACGATGGCTGCTGCCTAAGATAAAAGATGAAAAATATCTGCGAGGCGCTGGCCGTGCTTTTATAAAAGTTGTCGGCATGCTGCTAGTAGACCAAGAAATAAAAGACCGCGGCCTGCGCAAGACCTTGAATGAAAATAATGCGCTGCGCACGATTGATCGAGAACAGAAAGCAAGATCCAAATAAGGATTACTAGCGGCATCCGACAACATATCAAATAAACCATTGACTTGACTTCGCGGGCCGAATCATACACGTTTTGCATCACCGTCAGAAATAACGTCCGGAGCAAAATAGCTCTCGGGCGTTTTTTATTTGGTGGTCGCGCTCCAAGGGGCGAAGAAGGCAAGCGCTACAACCGAACATTATTGACCTAGTCAACCGCTAGCGAAGCACTCGCCTCGCGGAGCAATCAGCTTCGGCCAATCGACAATGAATGACGGCACCTTACTATTGCTAACTGCTATAGCTGTTGTTGTCATTCAAATCACCTGGGTCGCTTACATCATACGGAGATGAAAATGGCCTGCGGCTGCAAACAAACACGCAAGAGACTAGCGCGAGAACTTAAGTCGCTTCGCCTTGCAGATGCTGTCAAAACAGCAGCGATTGGTGCGAGGAAAATAGCCCGCGACGCACGAAAGCCAAAAGTTATTAGATAATCTTCTCAGGAGGGCGGCAAGAAATAAAGCCGTATTAGGGGGAATGCAACTCAGTCCTAGACAGGAGAAATTTGCGCAGCACTACGCTCAGAACGGAAATGCAACGGAAGCATACCGACAAGCTGGATATAGCCAGCGGGGGAAGCCGGAGAACATTCATCGTCGAGCAATTGAGGTTAGAGACAACCGCAATGTAACGGCAAGGATTGAAGAATTATCTGAGCGGATCAAAGAGAGGGCCGAAAAAGAGTTCGGAATAACAACGGACTGGATGCTCGCTCGGTACAAAGCAATTGCTGATTTTGATCCTCGCGACTTCTTTGCTTGGAACGGAGAGGCAGTCACGGTCAGGCCCTCGTGCGACCTTAGTGAGCATCAAGCGAAAATGATCACATCAGTCAAGCAGACGCGTGGTTCTAACGCTTCGATCGAGGTGAAGTTAGCCGACAAAATGAAGGCGCTTGAAGCTCTCGGCAAGCATATCGGTTTCTTTGAGCTAGACCAGCGGCAAGGCGCCAGCGAGGTCAATATATATTTGAACGCGGATGACTCAGCACTTTAACGCCTACGAGTTCACGCTAACTGCGAAGCAGGTGGAAGCAAACAAGCTACTCGGATCTGGCAAGCGTCACGTTATGCTGTACGGCGGCGCGCGGAGCGGAAAAACTTTTGTTCTAACGCGCGCAATCATCACTCGGGCGATCAAAAGCGCTGGCTCTCGTCATCTGATAGCACGATATCGGTTCAATCACGTCAAAAACTCGGTCGGGCTGGACACTTTCCCCAAGGTCATGAAGCTGTGTTATCCTGGCCTGAAGTATAAAATTGACAAGTCGGATTGGTACGTCAAATTTCCGCACAACGGTGCCGAGATCTGGTTCGGAGGACTAGACGAAAAAGAGCGGACCGAAAAGATTCTTGGTCAGGAATACGCCACGACATACTTGAACGAGTGCTCTCAAATCAGTGAGGGCGCGGTTTACATGGTCCGGACTCGACTAGCTCAAGTGGTCGATGGACTCGATCAGCGCGCCTATTACGATTGCAACCCGTCAGGCTCGGCGCACTGGTCCTACAAGATGTTTGTTGAGGGTATAGATCCTCGCGATAAGGTGCCGTTACCCAACGCCGCAGACTACGCCGCTATGGTGCTAAACCCGGCCGACAATGCGGATAACCTTTCTCCGGAGTTTCTTGCGGAGCTTCAGGCTTTACCAGAGAAACAGAGAAAGCGCTTTTGGCAAGGCCAGTTCGTTTCCGAGCTCGACAATGCGCTTTGGTCGCTGGACGCGATTGCGCGAACACGGCATTCTGAAGGCAAGACGCTCCCTGATATGGCGCGTGTCATTGTTGCAATCGACCCATCTGGCGCAGCCGGTAAAGAGGACGAGCGATCTGACGAGATTGGCATAGTTGTAGCCGGCGAAGGCGCAGATGGTGATTTTTATGTGCTTGAGGATCTGTCACTTAGAGCGGGTCCGGAGCGCTGGGCAAGAACAGCAATTGGAGCATTCGAGAAATACCAGGCGGATGCAATCGTAGCAGAACGGAACTTTGGCGGCGCTATGGTCACTCACGTAATTCATTCGATCGACCCAAACGCTCCGGTGCGGGAAGTCACGGCTGCAAGAGGTAAAGCGGTCCGGGCGGAGCCCATCGCAGCTCTTTACGAGAAGGGCCGGGTCCATCATGTCGGCGTGCATTCTGATCTCGAAGACCAGTTAGTCAACTTCACGACAGCGGGCTACATGGGCGCGCGATCTCCTGATAGGGCGGACGCTCTAGTCTGGGCCCTCAGCGACCTATCTCAGACCGAGCAGGTGCAATTCCTGGGAGTGTATTAGCGGCATGACTGAAAGCGCAACGCAACGAGCCCATGATCGAATTGACAGGGTCGAGGGTGATGTTCGGTCGCTGCGCAACTCCGTTGCAGAATTGGCAATAGGCCAAGAGGCTATCACCACCCAAATGCAGGAGCAACACGGCGAGCTTCGAGATTTACTGAGGCAAAACACGACCACAACGCTCACTGATGTCAGCAAAATCATGCAGGTTATAGTAATGGGCGGGGCAATACTGAGCGCCACCATAGGCGGGATCATTTACGTTAGCGGCAATGCAAATTCCGCTCGACTGGCGCTGCTAGAGTACAAAATGTCATCGATCTTTGGCACTACGAGGTGGTCGGCAGACTGGAAGCGCAATCCATGAAAATCAAAGATCGCATAGCAGGCGCTTATCACGCTCTGCAGGGCAAGTCAGCAGTAGCGTCGCCAGTAGAAGCGGCAGCAGCTCCGCCAAGGCGTCTTTTCGGAATGGAAGACACCGAAATGTCAGCCCGCCAATGCTGGCTGATGTATAAGCAGAACGCGGTTGTAGCCTGGACAATAGATCTGATCTGCGAAAAGGTGGCAGAACTGAATTTAGACGTCCACGTCAACGGTCAAATTGTGAAGGGCCACTTATCAGAGGTTATACTTGACGCGCCTGGATATAACCGGACTAGACGTCAGCTTATTCGAGAAATAGCCCGCCAAATATTGGCCACGGGAACCGGACACGTCATCTCATATGGTAAGCAAGACCGTGAGCCGCTAGCGCTCGACGTGCTGCATACGCGAGATAGAAACATTGTGACCGACTACTCTGACGGCTGGCCTAGTGTATATCAATTCCACGAAGAAGGACGCGCGCTCAATTTCCAGCGACAGCCCGGTCGAGATCCGAAATATTTTGCATCCAGCCAGCAAGAGCTTCTGACGATGCACGAAGGTAGCGGCGATTGCAGGGGAGCTGGGCTATCTAAGCTCAACGGCGTCAGGGCCGAGGTCGAGCTGCGTTACATGGGAATGCTTCATAATCGCTCAATGCTAGGCAAAGGGGCGTCACTGAGCGGAAATTTGCATTTCAAAGGCAATCTTACACCAGAGCAAATGCGACACGCTCAGGCGCAAGTACAGCAGGTTTTATCAGGCTACCGTAATGCAGGCGCCATCATGGTAACAGCTGGCGGTGACGGCAGCGAGTTCAAAGCCATGCAGATGACAGCTAAAGACATGGACTATGCAAAGTTGGTCCAGCTCGTCGAGGAGGCAGTTGTAGCAAGATTCGGCGTCCCAAAAACTTTGTATAGCGTAGAAGCGCAGACACATAACAATTACAACACGGCCTGGCACATGCTTTATGATAACGCGGTGCTACCCCTGTTCAACGTCATCTACGGCCAACTTGCTCGACATTTGAGCATGAGGCTCGGCGAGGACATCGAGTTTCAGCATAACAAGCTTTCGTCGATGGTCTTGAGAGACAAGGCCATCGATGGCGCGGCGCAACTAAAGCGAGACCAAATTATAACGCTCAACGAAGCACGTCACGAGATCGGGTATGAACCTGTCGCTGGCGGTGACGCGATCTACGATCTGCCGGGTTTGATTCCGCAATATGAGGACATGTATCTCGAAGGTGAGATCACAAACTACTTAGAGCAAAGCAGACAACCTAGTATTTCCGACGAAGTAACACCGCTCAAAGTGGTCAACTAATGTCAGATACACTGCCGATCAAATTGCAGCTTGAGCGCAGGTTGTCGGCGGAACTGCTGCGGTTTTTCCGCGATTATTTGATTGATTGGGCTAAGACTGACGGACTCGTGCCGAGGGAAAGATGGCTGCGCGTGCTAGCCGAAATGCTTGCATCACATTATGCGTCGGCGACGAGATCTGTGCATGCTGGGCGAGTGATTAGGACGGATGAGACACTTGCGGACATCTTGGGCCCGATAGAGTCTCAGCGCTTGATCGGCCGGGCTCTCGATCAAGCTCGTATGATCATGTCAACTGTAGACCGGGATTTGGTTGAATCAACCGTTTCGATCAAGTCTTTACAGCTTACGCGTAAAGATAAGAAGCCGTTCAGCGTCTACATAGTTGGTCAATTGCGCACCGTTTGGGAAAAATTGAAGCGACGAGTTCGCACGATCTCGAACATGAACACGCAAGAACCTGCCGAAAGCGCGGCACACAGATTCCCGCAGACTGGGATCATCGAGGATAGTGGTCTTGTTGACGTCGTGGGAAACGCGGATTCAAGAAGAGAGCAGCTCTATGTGAGATGGGTCACGCGTCTTGATGAGCGAGTCAGGGGAGCTCCTGGCGGTAAATACGCCTCAAGTCAATTCAATCACTGGGAGGCTCACGGACAGATCGTGCCGATCGGGACGCCGTTCACGGTGTCGGGAGAGCAGCTAAGATTCCCCGGAGATACGACTCTCGGCGCAAGCGTTGGAAATGTCATCAACTGCCGATGCGGTACGGAAAGCGGTGTGATGCGTAACGGCGAATTCATACCTATTGACAGAATTCAAGGCGCTGAAGCAAGGCCAACAAACCCGAAATTTGAAGACCCCAGACCGACATCAATGTTCACTTTCGGTACGGGCCGCAACCCGACCAGAGCCACAATAATTCTCGGGAACGGGCAGCGCGCAAACGTAACGGCCAGCGGCGGTGGGATCACCATCAGAGTAAATCGTAAGCCTGTAGCTTCAGCTCAAATCACAAGAGATTCAACCGGCAATATGCGGCTTGGATCTGTGACAGTAGACCCACGTTATCAGGGTCAAGGAATCGAAAGCATGCTTTCGCGCTCAGTCGAAGCCAGTAATCGACTGAATTCAAACTGAAGGAATCATTATGGAACGGCTTTTTAATGCCTTGGAGCTAAAGCAGTTCCAAGCAAACGAGAAGACATACACGCTTTCCGGCTACGCATCGGTGTTTGGAAACACAGATCTCGATGGTGACATCATCGAGAAGGGGGCATTCAGCGAATCACTTTCGCGCCGCGAGCCCCAATTTCTATGGGGTCACGACCAAGGGCAGATACCCATTGGAAAAATCAAGTGTCATGAGGACAACTACGGTCTTAAGTTCGAAGCGGTGATGCCTAAAGGCGACAGTCTTGTCAGGGATCGCATCGCTCCACAGTTGGAAATTGGGGCGCTGAAAGGTGTCTCGATTGGCTTTCGCACAAAACAGCGATCAGGTAAGTCGATTAAGCAAGCAGAGCTTTTTGAGATTTCACTTGTAAACATTCCCGCAAATCCCCTCGCTACAGTGACAAATTTCAAGTCTTTGGGCGTCCGTGATTATGCAGAACTGCCAGTCGCAGGGCGATCACATAAACACTGGAACGAGGGCGAAGCGCTAGCGCGAGTAAAAGAGCATCCGGGGTTTCGAAACGCGTTTTTGTTCTGTGATCCTGAAGGCGAAGGCGACGTTTCAGATTGCAAATTTTTGATTGCCGATGTGATCGACGGTAGACTCACAGCGATTCCTGCGGCAATTATCAAAGCCAGTACAGCGCTTATGCAGGCGCAAGTCTCCGAGGACGGACAACTGTCGTCGGAAGCCGTAGTAGCCCTCCAGGATCACCTGGACCGCTATTATGATCGGCTCGAACTTGCACCAGCGTCCAAGTCGTTCTCGAAAGTTGAATGGGACGTCTTGGAGGATCGCGAGCGGGAGGCTCGCATGCGTACCCTTGGGATGTCAAAGTCCCTTGCTAAGGCGCTAATTGAAGGCCAGCGGGATGTTGGTCGCCCCCGGCGGGATGCCGGGCCAGAACTGACGGAACTCCGGGAGTCCGTCAAGGCGATCAAATCACTCGTGGAAGGCCTCAAAGAACATGCCTCTTGATACCAATGTCGAGATCACGCAAGAGCACCTTGACGCTGTCAAAGACGTGCACAATTTGCTTGACCAATTCAAATCAGCGCTGGAAGCAAAGAACGAAGCAACCATCGCTAACATCGAAGAGAAGTTTAAGCTTGTCGAAGATGTAAACAGCGAAGTAGCCAAAGCCAGAGCATCTCAAAAAGAAGCTGAAGAGCAGCTGGCCGAAATCAAGAAATCAGCGGGCGATAATGAAAAGCGGATTGAAGAGCTTGAGCTCGAAATCGCAAAGAAGTCCGGCAAGACAAACCTAGACCTCATCGATGCCAGCGATAAGCGGGCGGTGAAGCGGGCGAAAATGGACTCTTGCCCAGTTACTCAGAATTGGGTGCATTGGGTCCAAAAAGGCGATGACGCTGATGTCAACCTTCGTCAGATGAGCATGGACATCAAGTCCACTCTTCGGACAGACAGAGACGTCCAGGGCGGTTATCTCATTCCACAGGTGATGGATTCTGAACTTCGCAAAGACATCCGCGAAGTTTCGCCAATGCGCCAGTTCTGCCGACAGAGGCTGATGCCATCAAAGACAATGGAAGTGCCCCGCCGATCACAGGGCATTGCTAGAGCTTTGTTCGAGGGCGAATCCGAAGAGGGATCGGAAGGCATCAGCACTTACGTCAACGAGGAAGTGACCTGCTACAGGCAGTCTCACACAGTCCCTGTGACCAAGGACATGCTCTACAATCCGAGCTTCGATGTAGAGTCGGAAATTATGGTTGATGTCTTGGAAGCTTTCGCAGCTGGCGAAGGGTTTTCCATCGTAAAAGGCACGGGGCACAAGGGCCCGAAAGGCATCGTCAACGACAGTCGGATTGAGACTGTTCAAACGGCAAGCGCTGGCGCCATAGCTTTTGAAGACTTCGCAACGATCATCGGTAAGCTCAAGCGGGGTCAAAACCCTGGTTTCCTCATGAACCGCGTCACACTTGCGGAAATCTGGAAGCTTAAGGGGACAGACGATCATCCGATCTGGGCTCCGATTTCCATGGGTGGCCAAACGCCGGCTACGATTTTTGGCTACGCATACAGCGCCGACGTCATTGATTTGGATAATCACGTTCCGACAACCAGTAACACTAACCCGGTAATTTTTGGTGACTTTATGCGCGGCTATGAAATTTTCGACATGGCTGGTGTTGAGCTGATCCGCGATGACTACACGCAGAAAAAGAAGGCCATCATCGAGATGACTTTCCATCGCTATCTGACGGGACAAGTTATCCTGCCTGAAGCAATCAAAATCCTAACCGTTCAGTAAGGAGAACGAGCATGGCTGAATACAGCTCAGTGTATGGTTTCTCGGCTCCTATCATCGTGTGGGAACACGAGATGGCAGCTGATAACACTCCGTCCGCACAAGATCTCTTGGGCTTCGAAAGCGCAACAATCCTATCTTACGTAGGAGTTGGCGGCATCACATTTGACGCCAGCAACAAGCTAGAGATAAAGCTCCTGCACGGCGATGACGCAACGTATGGAAATGCGACGGCAGTAGCGGCCTCAGATGTCATTATGCCATCAGGTGAGACGCTAGGGTCAGGCGGCATCATTCGATCTTTCACAGCTGCTAAGGCTGCTGCGGATACAGCAATGCATGCGGTCGGCTACGTGGGTAAAAAGCGTTACCTATACGTGCTTTGTGATTTCTCAGGAACACACGGCACGGGCACGGACGTAACGGCGTCATTGCTCAAGGATCGCGCAGTTAGCCAGCCGGTTGGTCAGACTAACTACGACCCATCGACTACGCCCTACTGATAACGGCTAACCTGTTAACTGAAATAAGCGAGAGGCGAGGCTGATCAATAGAGATCAGCCTCGAAAAAGCATGTTCCCAGTGAAATCACTAGAAAACGGTCTATGGCATGACTCCGCGAAGGGTGTGACCCTCGAAGTCAGTGAAGGGGATTTAGTCCAGTTTCAAGAGCGGCGCGATGCGGAACACTTCGTTTCGCTTGGCAGAGCTGAATGGGCTTTTGATTCAAACGAACAGCCCGCGAAACCAGCCAAGCCAGCAAAGAAAAGCAAAAAGGCGAAGGCGGATGCTCAAGCAGAGACTTCAGAATAAGTCGTTGATGCGCACGGACAACACGACGTCCGGGCCGTCAAATAAGGCGAAGATCAAAGCGGCTGCCAAGGCCTCAAAGAAGCGTCGAACAAAAAAGGCTTAGAGAGATGCCGAAGGCGCTAGATGGCGGGCTCCAACTCGCCGCCGTCCTCCAAAACCGGAATGAATATAGGGACAGTGTATCGCTTCACACGAACCAATCTGCCATCACCTTCCCATTCCAAAGCGTCAAGAGCTTCGTCTTTAGTTTTTCCAGTCGCGTAGTCGCCGTTTTCGTCCCAAGCAACATAAATCTCGACGGATTTTTCCTCTGGCTGCATCGAAACACCTTCGTTGTTTTCGCTACGATTGGAGATCATAAGTAGCATGGATGAGAAGACCATAAAAGCAACCAAAGCAGCGCAAGATGCGGCTTTGCGCGAGCTCAAGGCGATGAGCCGATCTCAGTTAAAAGCGTTACAGAGTAAAATAGGTGTTTCGCCAGACGGCCGCGCCGGCGCGGGTACAGCAGCACGTTTAGTGACATTCAGAGCAGAGCAGGCAGAAAAGAAAAGAGACGACGCAGATATCGCGCAAGCGCAAGCGAAAAAAAAACAAGCCCTAGCTGATGCGCAAGCGGCTAAAGCCAAGGCGGAAGCAGCGCGAGCGCAGGCAGAAGCCCAGCGAATAATAGCCAAGGCAGCAGCAGACAAAGCCAAGGCGGAAGCGGAATCGAAAGCCTTAGCATTCAAACGCGAGCAGGAGCGGGCAGCACGCAAATCGACTGAGGCTACTGTTGGCGGAGTCGCAGCGATCACAGCCGCGACAGCTGGTGTCACGATTGGCAAGAAGGTGATCGCCAAAACGCTCGACCAGCGTTTCGCTACGTCTGTCGATAATAACCGGGCTCAAGTTGCGGCTCTAGCGAAGGAAGCTAGATCCGCAATAAAGTCTTATGCGCGCAACGGATCTAACAAGCCAGTAATTGCTGCGAGAATGTTGGAAATGGGCCGCGCTCAGAAATCTATGCTTCCAGCGGCTAGATCACCTCTGGGAATAGGCATAGCAGCAGCGGCCGGCGGGCTCGGTGCTTTCTCTCTATATCGTGGGTCGCAGGAAAGTGAATTTGTCTCGAAGATGGCCTTCAACGCCATGGCGGGATTAGAACTGGGTGTAGCTGTGGGAACTGTCGGACAACAGCTAGCCAATCGAGCTAACCCTACTACGGTTGTGCCCGCCAAGGACATCGCAGACATCAAAGCGGCGGAACGCATAGGCAAAGAGCGACCACACACGAAATCACGAAACAATATTTCAAAGGTTGCTGGTCGTGCCTCAACGCTCGGCAGGGCCGCACCATATCTTGGCCCGGCTATTGGTCTTGGTGTTGCTGGTCTTGCACTCACGCAAGGGTCAACCCCTACGCAAGCTGCAAAATTAGGGGCTGACGTAGCATCGGCGGGCTCAATTTCAGAATATCAAGCGTTTCGCGCTCGCGGTAATAACATGGCTATTTCCGGCGCTATGGCAGCTTTGAACTTCGCTACCTTCGGACTGTTCAGCCAAGCGCGCGCAGATAACGTCGACCGATCCGCAATCAGATCCAGAGGTCAAAGATTAGCCCAGCAACGATCGCGCATGGCTGCCCTTAAATCTCAAGCGCTGGCAGAAGCCCGCAAGCGCGGGAAGCTGACGTCAGGTGATTTCAGCCGAAGCATTCAACGATCTGCTCAAGAGATGCAAAAAAACACTGGATTTGTAGCGGCTCATAACAAGCGCGTCGGCAACAAGACGATACGAATTGAACGTCGTCGCAAGACCGCTGCAGAGATGCGACGAGGGCGTAATCTATGAGTTATGCAATCTACGAAGTCTCTCCCTACCCCGGCGTTCCATTCATTGAGCCGGTTCACACTGTCGTCACGCCGAACAGCAATCTCGTGGTGACGGTCGCCGAGACGAAAGATCATCTATCATACCCTGTCGAGGACTCTGCAATCGATACTGAGCTGAATGGTCTGATCTTAGCTGCTCAAAGACAAATCGAGCTCGTGACAGGCATAAATCTTCTGCCAACTGTGTGGCGAGCCGAATACCCACAACTAAGCGCAGCCGTCCAACTGCGCAAGCGACCGTTTCAATCCATCCAGTCAATCGAATACGTCGACAGTGATTCCGGTGAAATTACAACGGTCGACACGAGTTTATACCATGTGGCCAATGATCCTCAGATGATGGCTACAGCTTACCTAGGCAAGGGCAAATTGTGGCCTAGCGCAGCTGACAGGGCGGACGCGTACCGCATCACATACACGTCTGGCTGGACATCAGATGAGGTCGTCCCGCGAGACATCAAACTCGCCGTACTAATGACCGTAGCCAAGCTGGACTCGAGCCGTGGAGATGTGGACGACGCCACGGACACGAGATTTGCCGCACAAATAAACGCTGGCGCAAAGGTAATACCCAACGGCGCGTTAGCTCTCATGGAGCCTTATAAATTGGTTGAGGTGTACGCGGCATGAGATACGGACGCGAGAATTACAGCTCGGGTGCAATGCGCCACGCGATCACAATCGAGAGACGTACACTAGCAGGCGCAATTCCGGGGTCTGCTGAACCTCAGCACACATATCAGACCATAATGACGTTAAGAGCGGCGATCGAAACAAGCCGGTCGAGTCCGTCTCATGGCGTCAACACTGATGACTCTCCAACGCATAAGATCACGATCAGATATTCGTCGATCGAATTTGACACGAGAGACCGCGTCAGAGATGTGCGCGGCAATCTATACAGCATTGATGGCGTTGAGAATGTAAATCAGTTCAATGATCTTCTTGTCCTATCTTGCACGAAGCGCGGACCTGAAACAACGGAGGCGAACCAGTAATGCCTTTCCGAGCAAATGACCAATCTATTGCCCGCCTAGATGGGATGGGTGGTCGATTTCGCGTAGCGGTAGGACAAGCCGCTGAAAGGTCCGGTCAGGCTTTAGTGGCTGCGTCTAAAAAGGGGCAACGCAACGGCCCAAAGAGTGGACGGGTGTATGGATCGCACAAAGCATCGGCCCCTGGTGAATATTCTGCTGTCTTGTCCGGACAATTGCTGAATTCGACGGATTATCAAGCGAGTCCTGACCAAATTAGGTTCGGTGTCGGTGTGCAGCATAGCAGGTATCAAGAGCTTGGCACCTCAAAGATGGCACCTCGTCCAAACCTTGGCAACGCGGTCGATGAAACACTGCCGGAAATCAACAGGATATTCGGCGAGAACATGCTTCGCAGAATAGTGGGGCCGTCTTAAGTGCAGATCACGCCGCTACATACTCACGCTGTTCTGAGGGTTCCGGCATTGACGGGCCTTTTCTCAGATTCGCTTGGCATATCTTCAATTGATGTCGTGGCAGATGGCACGACCACGATCACAACAGACGCTGCGCATGGTGTGACTGTGAGCTCATCGATCGCGGTGAGCATCACCGATGCACCATACCCAAATCCTATCACGGCAGCGGTCAAGCAGTCGAATGGCGACTACCTGATCACGACAACCAACGATCACGATCTGACGACAACTCCGAATCCGGAAATTTCTGCTGCTTGGAACACCATCGCGACGCTTCGAGGTTTCACAGACTCGAACATGAATGGATCGCTGCAACTCGTATCCGTAAGTGATCGACGTAATTTCACAGTGCGGCCATCAGCACCAGTCGAAAGCGTAACTTTGAACGGCAGCGAGGAGCAGCTTGTCAACCTGGAATTTGAGCTCGTCGGCTGGCACAAAGTGACAGCGGCAAGCGCAACAACTCTAACATTTCCGACGCCAGAATTTGTCGTTCGATCGTACACAGCAGACCAAATAACAGCAGCACTAAATCACAGGATCTACGGTCTCGAAAGCGGCGAGCTGGTCATGAGAAAGTATGTGCTGGACGACACAGCCTTGAACGCTAACGAGCTAGTGATGTTCGTTACGCCTCGTGACAGCGTCAGGTTTCGGTCAAGCTTACTCGGCGACCATTACGCGCAGTCAGCTTATCATCCTACTGTCGAAGATGGATTCGACATTATTATTGTTTTCCCTGCGTCCGCTTCGTCTGCAGGCGTCTCGCCCGTTGATCTAGCTCATGGTGAAATACTTCGGGCGATCATGAAAACATTCAACGGTCTGAATCTGCCTTTGGCAACATCGTACCCATGCGCAAAGGCGCGTGATGCTGAGATTATATCACACGGGCGCGTAAGTCATGATGGATCGCGCTACGTCCACATTTACAATTTCGGGGTGAATGTCGAGCTCACAAAAGACGATCGCATTCAGCCGCACGAAGTAGCGGACATTGTCAACGCCACGTCTGACAATGTCTGGCCAAACGGTTTCCCAGCGTATCGGGATTTGAGCGTGACCGGTATCTCAAGTCTAGGTGAGCCCGGTCTTTTTACCATAAACCTGCAAGCGGACACGGCCTGATGACCCCTATAAAACGCGTGCTATTGCGCAACAAGACTACCGTAGAGCTTCACGGGATTCCAGCGGGCGGAGAGATGAACGTCCGGGCGCTGGACAACGGGGAGCCACAAACACTTGAGCATCGGAAGCGCCTAAGAGACGGCGCGTTCGAGATTGTGAAGCCCGAACGCAAGAAAAAGGCGGACTAATCGATGACAGCAACAAGCGCATACATTTCGAAGCCCGATGTCACGCTCACCATGTTGCCGAGAGGCGGTGAGGTCGGCATTGAGCAACACCGGATTCTTCTGGTCGGACAACTTTTGTCTGCTGGTTCCGCTTCGGCTGGATGGGTTCAAGACGTTCCTAGATCAGACGCAGAAATCAACTCTATGTTCGGTGCAAGGTCACATCTTGCTATGATGGCGCGCGCCATCCGGAAGGTAAACAAGTGGACCGAAGTCGACGCCATTGCGCTGGCGGATGCCGGTGGTGCAACGCAAGGCACCGCAGTGGTAACGTTGACGGGCACGGCAACGCAAGCAAAGCGGGTGACGCTTAACATCGTCTCGGCTAGTGATCACAGCTACGCGATCGATGTTGAAGTCGGAGACGACGAAGCTGCGGCCAACGCAAAGTTCAAGGCCCTGATCGACGCTGACACTGAGGCACCGTTTACGGCTGCACTGTCCACAACTACAAGCACAGATGACACGCTAACGCTGACAGCAGCTAACGGTGGCACGATCTGCAACAATTGGGGCATCAATTATTTAGGCGGCCCAGTGGCTGGCCTTGCAGTTGCGCTTACAGGTTGGACCGGCGGCGCTACAGATCCAACGCTGACGACGATATTCGATCCTGTTGAGAACGTACGTTACCAGACTGTGATATATCCTGAAGCTTACACGATCACGTATTTGGCCACATGGATCGACGCGCGTAAAAACGTTGCTAACGACGTCAAGGACGGGGTTGCTTTCATCTATAACAATGACAGCTTCGCCAACGTTAAGACGGCCGCGCTAGCGCGGAATAGCTCGGAGATCGTGTTCCTGCACAATGAAGCGCGTAACGACGCTTACTGGAAAGGGCCTCATTTCCTAGAAGCGCCAGATCAGATCTCGTCACAGATGGGTGCCATTCGCGCGCTTAGATTCGAAACGGCACGACCAACGGCGGATGTCGTTTCGTCGATCGAGCCGCTCGATCAGTTTGGCGGCATCCATATGTGCACGCTGCCTTATTTTAACACGCGCTTCCAGAACCTTACACAGCCAGAACGTGGGACAGGTCTAACACAAGCAGAGCAAGGAAATTTGAATGACAATGGCGTCAGCGTGATAGGCGCCAATGAGTTCAATAACGCCATGCTGGCAGGAACGATCGTCACGACGTATCAAAACGACGATCCGGGCAACGAAGATGACACTTGGCAATACCTGAACTGGCGGGACACACACTCTGTTGTTCGCGAGTATTTCTTCGCCAACATCAAAAAGAAGTTTCAGCAATATCGCATGAGCACCGGCGATGCCATTCCTGGCTATGCAATAGCCACTGAGCAGCTGGTTCGGGACTATGCAATGCGGCTTTACATTCAGCTCTCCGATGTCAGCGTCACAGTCAAGGGCCAAGAGCAGATAAAGCGCTTCAGGGACAATATGGTCATCACTGCAAAGCCGGATCAGCGTCTCTTTGAGTGTTACTTCTATGTCCCGATCCTTTCTCAAGCCGAAACCTTCAACGGCGGCGTCCGATTTAATTTCGGCGTGACTGTCGGAGCAACAGCTAACGTCTAGGAGGCTTAAATGGCAACCGCTGAGCAATTCCAAATACTTTCAACACCGGGCGTCTATGTAGACGGGCAACTTATCAAAGTTGTCCCGAACAGCGTTCGTATGCCGGAGCCGGGTGAGCGCACGGTCATGGCTGTTTCAGCCGGTGGCGGCTCGGTATCTCACGTAGTCGGCGTCAATGCCGAGGCTCTTAAGGGTAGCGTGAGTTTTTCGATGTACGTGACTGGCGAGACTATTACAGCCGTCGAGGGTTGGGTCGCGAAATCGAACCGGGCCGAGCCTGTTACAATTTCTGTGGTGTCCGCAGCTCGAACATCTAGCTTCGAAAATATGTGGCTGACGGAGACACCAGAGTTTGCGCACGAAGCAGAAGGCCAAGTTGAGTTGACCTTCGAAGGCAACGTACCGGCTCACGCCTAACCTGCGAGCACAAATAAATCGGGGGATTTAGAAATGCCACAAGTCAAAGGGATCGAGCTTGCAGAATTCAAGTACCCTCACCAGGGCGGATATGAGACCGCAACGTGGATCATTCTGCAAGCTCCGGGCTTGCGCCAGTACGGCGTTCACAACCGAATGACAGCTTACATCATGCAAGCGTTTCGCAGCATGAAGAAAGACAATTTGATCGACGATCCATCACCAGATGACCCGATCAACCCGACAGCTGACCAATCAGAAGACGATAACTCTGACCAGATCTTGGGCATGCTCGCGTTCGGCCTAGCCAACGAGCCTCAAGCCTATGAGAAGCTTTGCAATGATGTCCGGTCGCTGCTGACAAACAACCCCACATTATGCCGTATCGAAGGCACAAACGCTCCCATTTCAGACGAGGCGTGGGAGCATATCGCAGATACCAACGGGCTAAACGGGATCAACAGAATCCTATCGGTGTTTGTGTCTTTTTTTATGGATCAGACGGCTACCCCGTCACAGAGCGCGAATGGGCCAGACAGGTCAACTACCTATGCCTCGCCTACGACGGAGCGCTCGATGTTGGGTACGCCACCACGTGTTCACAACGCGAATTGAGATGGCTGCAGGAAGACTTGAGACGCTACTCAAAAGCCGTTGAAGCAGATCAAAAGAAGCGGATTAAGCGATGAGATTTACAGTTGAATATCTGTTCAACCTTCGTGATCGCTTCAGCTCGAAAGCTGGCGCGATGGCGCGAGCATCGACAAAAGCACGCACGTCAATCCACGCGACAGGTACCGCTTTCAACAAAATGGAGGGCGACGCTAACAGAGCAGGCGTAGCGGTCAACAAATTGGCTACGCGCATGCGATCTCTTAACACTGTCAGTCGTAACATTCGGTCTGGCGGTTTGGGCGGCATCATGACGGGCGTCGGCGGGGGAATGTTATCGCATCGGGTAACATCTACTTTGTTGAACTACGAAAAAGCCATGAACGTGGTGATGGCAAATATGGTGCGAGCCTTGGGCCCTGACGGCGAGGTTCTACTAAAAGGCGTGGCAGGGGGAGCTGCAGAGTCCGCCGCAATGATCGCTAAGTTGCGATCCGAAACGCAGAGGATCGCGCAGGTATCGATATTCTCTCCAACAGAGGTTGCTGGCGGTTTGCTTGAGCTCGCGCGAGCGGGCTTCAAAGCCGAACAAGCATTGCGGATGCTACACCCTGTCATGCGCCTAGCCGGTGCTGCAAATGTTGACGCGGCTACGGCAACTGACATCGCAACCAATATTCAAAACAATTTTAAGATAAAGGCAGAGCAAACCGCCAAAACAGTCGACCTTCTGGCGATGGCGGTATCCAATACCAACATGAACATCTCGCAGCTTGGTGAGGCGATGAAATTCGCGGGGCCGTCGTCGTTTGCCTCCGGCAGATCGCTGCAAGAGACCGTTGCGACAATTATGACGTTGGCCTCAGTCGGTCAGAAAGGCTCAATGGCAGGGACCGCTGTGGCTCGTCAGCTAGAGAGCCTATACAAAAAGTCGGGGCCAGCAACGAAAGCGCTTAAGGCAATCGGCCTTACGCAGGATGACTTTTTGATGCGGGATGGTAAATCCCTTCCAATTGTCGACATTCTTCAAAAGTTCAACCAAGCCAGCAAAAAGTTTGGCAACAAGAAAGTTCTGTCTGCGATTCAGGCGCTTATGGGCTCTCGAGGCGGCCGAGGCGCAAAAGTCCTCAAAGACATGATTCCTCTGATCGAGAAGAATATGAAACTGCTTGCCTTAGCGGAAGGGCGAGCAAAACTGATGGAAAGAGTGATGATGTCTGGCGTCTACGGCGCCTACGAGCAGATGCGCGCATCTCTAATCGAGCTCGTTATAAAACTTGGTGGCGCCGGGCTTTCTGATGTTTTGACGAAAGCAGCCGACGCTGTGAAATCAGTAGCAAATGCGATTAGTGAACTATCACCAGAAACAAAAAAGTTTCTCGCCTACGCTCTTGCGATAACTATGGCGCTGTCATCGCTAATCATTCCTCTAGGCATTTTTGCTATGGCTCTCGGAGCCTTAGCCCCAGCGGCTGCTATGGCAGGATCGGTCCTAAACCGCATCGCAATGATGGCAGCACTGCCATTTTTTGCAACGATAGGAGCTACTGCTGGCTACATGGTGCATCGACTCACTGAACTTGTTGGGTTCGGTCCCAAGGTAACAACCTTTTTATATTATTATGCTCGCGCATTTGCCGGATTCACCGCTATTGGTTTAGCTATATCGGGGGTGGTAGCATACTTCTCAGAAATCAAGTCGTTTTTCTCAGGGTTTTTCTCTGGAATAGCGGAAAACTGGCAAGGCTCCGAATTGCAGCAAGCTCTCTCTTGGGTGAGCGGTACACTCGAGAGCACAGTCAAATACCTTGCTGATCTGATGGGTTTTGAATTTAAGTCTGACGGCCTCACAGCTTTTTTTGAAGCTGGTGCAGCAGCAGCGAAAATCCTACTCAATCCTCTGGAAAGTATCAGGAAAGCGTTTGAATATCTTCTCGGGCTGTTGGGTAGATCCGTGGGCCTAACAGGGGACGCTCGAGCAACAGCGTCGACTGCTGGAGCGAAACTTGGCTCGACGGCTGCGCTCAAAAACGCAACATCTGTCCAGAAAAGACAAGCCGCTATGAACGCTATGCTGATGCGTCATGAAAAATCGAAGCCATTATCTTTTGAAGGCGTTCAAAAATACCGAGTGCAATCGACCGTCGATGTCAATTTTACAAACCCGACAGTCAACGTGAAAGTCGATGCAAGCGGCTTAGCAAATCGCCAGGTTCCATTGCCTGCTAGCGTGCAACCAAGGGGAACATCTACTGCTCTTCCAGGCGTGGAGAGCGGCTTATGAGGTTGGATCGCATTAAGCGCGCTACATTCCGAGGCGTTTCCATATTAATACCCGAAGACACGGTCGAGGGCGGCCGCAATACGATCGAGCACAACTATCCCGACAGTAATCGTCGCTGGCTCGAAGACAACGGCGCTATGGTGGACAATTACAGAGTCCAAGGCATCGTTAGAGACTCTGAAGTGGGCGCGCTCAAAGCTGCATTAGATCGACCTGGCGTCGGGACTTTAAATCATCCTTGGCTTGGCCGCGCACGCGTAGCAGTCATGGGCCGATATTCGATGGTTCGGTCCGACCAGAATTTGGGATTTTTTAAAGTCGACATCCCTTTTGGAAAAACAGCTCAGACGGGTCTTACAATACGGGTCAAGGCGATACCGTCAACAGTCACAAGTAGAGCGTCAGACGGTGTATATTTGGCTCTACAGAAAATGGGGAGCGCTTGGCGATGATATCCACGCGATCCGTTCTGGCTGATGCTATCGTGATCGTGGCCGACGAGCTTATCACGCAATTCGGAGACGCTGCTACGACAGCTAAGCTCATCAAGCCACAATCTGCATCGTTGGTTGATCGGCCCTCAGACTTGGGCGACATGCTAGCTGAAGCTTTCCGAGAGCCTTTCGAGTCCGACATATCACAGATCCGTTTAGTCAATGGGTGCAAGCGGGTCATAACTTATGCCGTTGATGCCATGAGCACTGATGCTGATGCGATCAATCCAACGACATATGATCTGGAGATCAGAAAAGACAATCTAACCCTGTTCGCTGACACAATAAGAGCATCGGTCTTTTGTGATTTGGCGGACTCCATGGCTGGCCGCGATTATCAGACAGCCGAAGAAGTGTCGGCAGACGAAAACTACTTGAGCGATCTTTTTGGCCAAGTGCAAGCCTCGTCTCTTGATGGCGAAACGCTTCGATCGATGTCACAAGTTTTCGTGGCTGCCACAGAAGTCTTAGGTGAGCTTGAGCTACGGTTGCCGAGTATCATCGATGTTGAGATCAGCGAACTACCGGCTTCGACCTTATCCTCTATGCTTTACGACGACGATGATCGCGTTGATCAAATCGTTGCACTAAATCCATTGGCTAATCCCATTTTGTACGCTGGCACAGCTAAAGCGTTAGTGGAGCCGCTTTGATGGCAGTGGTCACAGTCTCATTCAACGGATCTCCTTACGGTGGCTGGAAAGAGGTCGAGATCACCAACCAATTTGACCAGGCTGTCGGTGAGGCGACTGTTCAGATGTCAATGACTCCTTATAGTGAAAATTTCCCCTGTCAGCTGGGCGATGTTGCGACCATTACAATCGACGGTCGACCTGTAGTCACCGGCCATGTTCATACGGTAAGCGGCTCGGATGACTTTGGTTCTCACAACGTTCGAATCAATATTCGTGACAAGACGCAAGATCTGGTTGACTCAACTATTGGACCAAAACAAGAGGTAAAGCCGCCAGCTTCTTTAAAACGCGTTTGCGAAGACACGCTCAAAAGAATGAAGCTCAAGATCGGCGTCGTGGACAAGGTCTCTCCGCAGAATTTCAATCCTGCGGAGATGATCAAGGGCTGGATCGACGATCGAGGGCACAACTACTTAGACAGATATGCTAGGGCCCGTCAGTGTCTGCTTACAACAGATGGCAAGGGCAATCTCGTAATCGACCGAAATCAGAAGCGGCGCGGGGCTCAAGCTTTGTTTCGTGGTCGGGAAGATAACCCCGCCAACAATATCGAAAAATCATCTTTGGAAGTGAGCGACGCGGGACGCCACAACGAACACAGCGCAGCTGGTCAAAAATCCCCGAACGATCGCAAACACTGGGAGTCAAAATCCAAGGGGGAAGCCTCGGCGCAATCTAACCCTGTGTCCAAAAATTTAGGGCGAGGTGTAGACACTTCTGTCCGTCCAGAGCGCAAGCAGCACTATAGGGGTGGGATCGGCGTTGAGGGAAAAACGCCGGAAGACGCAGCCAAGTGGAGAGCTAGCGTCGCTCGCGGGCGCGGCGTCGATTACACAGCCACCGTCTCTGGTTTTTATTGCAACGGCCAGCTCTGGTGGCCCGGCTACATAATACCAGTCAGTGATTCACACTGGAATCTCTCGACTGAAATGCTGATCAAGTCGGTGACGCTGCGAAAGTCTTTCGAAGGGGGGGAGACCACTGAAGTCAAGCTCACAGAGAAAAATGCGTTTTCGAACGAACCAGAGGCAAAAAAAGAGACCGGCAGGACCGGCAAAGGCGGCATCGGTAACACGCCGCCAGGAACTTATCCAGACGGGGGTTTCTGATGACAGACAGGAATATGTTTTACGCAGAATTGATAGAGGTCAGCGCAGACAAAGGCCCTTACATGCTGGCGCGAGCTGCTGCTGACGGCGATGAGTTTGACGTCAGAATTCACAATCAACACGGAGTGGCAAGCAACCCGCTAAAAGGCTCGCTAATATTGGTCAACTGTCCTGACGGCGATTTAGGGAAAGCGGTGGGAATGATCGAACCGCCGCCGGCCGACCGCATCGACCAACAAAAAGAGGGTGAGGTCAGGATTAAAAATCTCAAATCAGGAAAACAGCAAACCGTGGAGCTGGACGATAACGGCAATGTTCTTGTCACGTCGCCGAACGGGATTGTTCACATCAACCCGGTTTAAGCCATGCCACTAATTGCTCGACTTGGAGACTCATCAACACACGGCGGCGCGATCATTACGTCGGCCAGTAAAAGCAAGTGTGAGGGCGCGCTAATCGCACGCAAGACAGACATTCTTGATTGTCCGATCCATGGGGCTAATCCGATTGTTGAGCACTCGACCAAGATGATGTGCGAGGGGCTTGAGGTGGCGCGGCACGGTGATGCGACGGAATGCGGGGCCAGGCTGATCTCCGGCGCAACAAAGAGCTTTGACGAATGACAAATTCCCCAACAGACATAGCTTATGAGCAAGATGCTGACGGTATTTTTGATCTAGCCGTTGATGCTGACACGCGTGACTGGAGCATGACGCGAGGGCTAGACTCGGCTCTCTTCGTCTCGATCTTTTCTGACGCGCGGGCATTTTCCGACGAGGTAGCTGATCCAATGCGCAGACGCGGCTGGACCGGCGATCTGGTTTCTGACGTCCCTGAAGATCGTCACGGGTCGACACTTTGGTTTTTCGAGCAGGCGAGATCTGATCGGTCGGAAGACATCAGGCAATCTGTTTATGACTCTTTGGAATGGCTCATAGATGTCGGTCTCATAACCTCTCAAGAGGTTTCTGTCGCGCCTAGTCCAGCATCCCGACTAATGGAAATACAAGTAACTCTCTACCTAATCTCTGGCGGCTTAATTCGCCGAGCTTTCACAATAGCTCAAAACACT